CATGCACCGCACCACCCGGTACGCAGTATCGCGCGGCACGCCCTCATCATCGAGGACCGCTTCGAGGCGGTCCAGCCACTCACGGGTGAGCGTCATCTCATACTGGTGGAACGCGTCGAGGGACCCGTCTCGCGGCTGGCCGATCCGCCGGAAGTAATCCTCCGCCAGCGACCGGGCGAACCCGGCTGCCTTCCGGCCGTGACGCGGGCACTCCCCGCCGGTCATCTCGCGTCCGCAGCGCTCCCGCTCGCCGCTGTCCCACACCGGGACGCCGCACGTTTCCTTACTGGTCACGCCGCCCCCAAGTCTTTGGTCCCGCGCCGTGGCTGAGCCACTTGTCCGCACCCCGAGTGGCGGAACGGGCCGGGCGCGGGCGCGGCCACCAACACCTTACTTGCTCTCCGTCACCCCAGGGGAATCCTCCGTGACCGGCTTGCCGCGGCGACCCTTGCGCGGCACGGGCGACTCGGAGAACTCCTGCGACGGGGCAGGCTCCGTCACTTCCCGTGCTTCCGCTTCCTCTGCTGCTGCCGCTGGCGGGGACAGTTCCTCGGCGGGAACGACAGAGAACCGCGCCGGGTCGATCCGGAGCAGTTCCGCGGCTTCCTCGTCGGATACTTCCGTCACTGACCCGGCCTCCGGCCAGCGGGTGCCGTACGAGCTCGCACCGGGAACGGTGCTGCGGACGAAAGGCATGACTGACTCCTTGAAGACGGGCAGCAGCCCCGGACGACGGGGGCGCATCCGGGGCTGCTGGCTATCGTGGCTTAGAACAGCGCGGCCTGCAAAAGTTCTGCTACTGCGGTCTTTTTCGCGTGATACCGTGCCAAACTCTTTTCGTTGTGGCACTGCCGACACGACTTCTGGCCGCTTGGGCTTACGTAGATGTTTTCCTCAATCCACGGGTGCCCATTAGCGCAGGTGAGGCGGGGCGGCTTCGGTGGTGCGTCTGTGCGCTGCCGAGCCCGGCGAGCGCGTAGGCGCTCCCGCGAGCAGACCCGGCATATCTGCTGGCCGGAATTCTTGTCGATGTAGCCGTCTACGGCGAATTCGTACCACTCGCTCGAATATTCTACCGGATGCCCGGCGCGTTGCTTGCGTGCAACATGCCGGGCATCCGGGGTGCAGGCAGGGAATCGCTAAACGCTGACTCCGACCCTGCTGACGCGGCCTAGGTATTTGGGCGCACGCGTCGCAAAACAGACATCCCCGGTAATGGCATAGGGGAGGCTATCAGGGGATGTAACGGTCGGGTAAACATCGAGCGGAATCGCCTCCCTTATATAAGGCCGGATTACATTGTTCCTATCCCGCGAGATAAGGAAGATGTTTTCCAGACCCGAAGAGAGCGGGTACATTCCCGCATTTGTGCCGTAGTACACGGTCGGCAGCGGGTTCGGAACGGTGCTGCCGTTCTGCGGCACGAGCGCCGCCCCGGTGTCCACGATCGACGTGGTGACGTACGGGGTAACGCCATCCGCCTGAAGGGCGAAGGCCGCGTCGGCATAGCCGAGGAATGTCTCCGTACCGCTCGACGTGCCACGGTACACCTTGTAGTTGATGGGGATAGAACCATCCAGTCCGGTCGGTGCCGTGAACGACAGGGTGACCGTGTTCGTTGACGTGCCGGACCCGACGGTCTGGTACACCTCCGCGCACGGCAGGATCTCGCCCTGCCGCGCGATGATCGGGGAGATCCGGTAGAAGTACTCCGTCGACGCCGCGATCGAGCCGCCCGTAGTCGCCGTCGTGGTCGTGACGGTTCCCATCGAGTAGTTCCTGCTGGACAGGAACGAGGTCTTGACCATCGGGATTTCGCGGTAAGACGGCACCAGGAGACCCGCTGCGATCTCCACCTTGTCATTGAACCGCTGCTGGTTCGTCAGGAGCTGCGCGATCTTGGAGATCGCCGTGTTGCTCATGACGAGCATCCACGAGTCGTTGAACACGTCCATGGCGGCGTTCGTTTCCACCATGTCGATCAGCTCGTCCAGGTGCGCGAGCACAAGGGAGTTGCCGCCCTTGTCCTGCGCGTTCTGGTTCGCTCCCGAGTAGGTGCTGATCTGCGTGTCGAGACCGTCGAACTGCGGGTGCGCGCCAGTCAGGGTGGACGCGGAATTGCCCCAGCAGATGCCGGTCTCCATGTCCCAGTAATAACCCCGGATGGAACCCTCGATTTCAGTGGTACGCAGGTCACCTATGCGAATTGTTACTCACGCCGGGATCGGCGCGGGCCACGTCATTTCTGCGTGACTCTGCATCTTTTCCATTGATGCAGACCGGACTATATCTTCAACTCCAGCCCCGGCCAGCTATACCGGCTGGACGCGACTATCGGAGTTGCCGCACGTGTAGTCTCTACGGAGTCCCCGGTACGGGTTCCCTCGGTATTCCCCTTGCTGCTTTCCGGAGGGGTTCACCGATACAGTGCGGTTAACCTTGACACCTCGCGGTGTCAGGCGGCCAATGAAAAGACCTGCTGGGTGACTTCCTGAGCGTAGCCGGTGACTGCGCCAACCACCTGAAGGTGGGCCATGTTGAACGACTGCTGGACGTACGTCGAGTTGCCGACCGGCTGCGCGCCGCCGTCCTGCACGAAACCACCGTTGGCGACAGTCGTGCGCTGGTTGAAGAAGTACGTCGTGGAACCCCACCGGATAGACGGGATGGCCCGCACCAAAGGGGAATAGCGGCGCTGGTACTCCAGCAGCACCGGGTCGATGATCTTCGGGACAAGGGCGGACGCGCCAGCAGCGGTCAGCGCCTCCCTGAGCTCGGAACTCACAGAGTTCTCCATTCGGCGAAACGAGAAAAGCCCTCTCGCGGGATGCGGGAGGGCTGGACCATCGCTGCCGAATCGGCACCAGCACGGTCGCTGGCGGTCAGTTACGTACGAGATCGCGCGGTCATCGAGGTGGAATCCCCGGCGTGCCGTGCACCGCGCGAGACGGCACGCCGGGGACGTTCAGGTCAGGCGGCGGTGCGCGGAGCGCCCTTGTCGCCGAGGATGTGCTGGACGAGCGCGCCGCCGAGATACTTCTCCCGCTCGTCGGAGCTGTACTGGTGCGGAGGCTTGTTCGGGAAGGCATTCGGCAGGCCCCACTCGTTCAGTCCGGGCTCGCCCGGCGTCGCCTTCGCCGTGTGCTCGTTCACCGCGCCCTCAGGGGCCAGCCCGCGGCGCGACGGAAGACCGCCGGGTGCCTGGGTCATCTCCTGCACCTGAGCGGTGACGGCGGCCGGGAGCGCGGCTGCGATGCCTTCCTGTACGAGGCGGGCGATCCGCTGGTCGTCGGTTTCGGTGACCGCGGGGGCCTGGGTCTCGGCAGGCTTCGCCGTCTCCGCGGCGGCGGGGGCAGTCTGCGCGGGCGCGGACTCCTGCGCCGGGGCCACGGGGGCCGGGGCGGGCGGGCGGAACGCGGCGAGAAGCTGCTGGAACTGGTCGTTGCTGAGGGTGACACCGCCCTGTGCCGATTCGGTTGCGGGCGTCGCGGCAGACGGTGCGGTCTCGGTGGTTGCGGCAGGGGCCTGCCCGGCCGCCTCGGTGGGCTCGCTCACGGCGGGCTCCTCTCCATTTCCGTTCGGGGCTTCGGCGGCCGGGTCGGGCGCCGGGTCGGTGGTGGTTTCCTCGGGGTCGTCGACGGCCCCTGTTTCCGTTACCGGGGGCAGGGCGTCTCCGGCATCAGAGGTCGCGGTTCCGGTCTCGGGCGGAATCCCGTGCCCGGCACGGAATTCGCTGACGCCGCCCGGTGCTGCCGTTTCCTTCGGCGCATCGGCGTCCGGGTTGGAGTGCGGGCCCACACCGGGAACATCGATGTCGGCGTCCATGTCCGGGTCGAGGTCGGAGAGGGCGTGGCAGGCGGCGTCGGCGGCAGCGCGGAGGATCACGTCCAGGTCGGCGGGGTCCATGCTGTAGCTCGACAGGCAGATGTTCACGGGGCCGTTGCTGGCGTTGATGCTCCACGAGCCAGCGCACGAGGGATCGCCGTAGAACTCGGCGACCGCCTCACTTACCTGGAACGCGGGCTCGATCGACCAGCCTTCAGCGGCGACGGTGACGCCGAACTTCTTGAGGGCCTTGATGATGCGGCCCTTGACGCGCTTGAGCTGAGCGGCGGTGTAAGCCTTCGCGTTGTCAGCCTTGTTGATGAACGCCCACGCCGCGACGGCGTGGGCCTTCGTGTCGATCTGGTACCGGGCCTTCTTGTCGGCCTGATAGCCCGGGTCGGCATACGGGCCGCCAGTGCTCGACATGCCGGAGTCTCGCTTGGAGATCGCTGGCGTAGCCGACTCGCCGAGTGACTGGCAGGTGGCGCACTCGCCGTTGCGGAAGACGTGCCCGCGCTCAAGCCCCAGCGGACCGCGCAGAGCTTCCCGTACTCCGCCGAGGGTTGTCCCTGCGACCGGCGTCATCCCCTCAGCCAGGACCGGAGCGGACTCCGCAGCCTCGGGGGTTTCTTCTGTGATGGTCACCAGCGCCTCCGGGGCTGACTCGGTGATAAGGACACGCTGGTCCGTCTCTGCTGTCTCGGATGCGCCGTCGTTTGCCCACGCGAACGCCTTCACCTGCGCGCCCGGGACACCTGGCGTCTTGGTGTAGTCGATGCCGTGCAGGATGATGTCGCTGGCGGTCTCAACGTCACCCTCGGGTGTGCGCTCGCGGCGGACCTTCCCGGCCCACTCGCCGCGGATGCTGACGCCCTTGAGATACGGCGGGCGGCCATCCGTGGTGTCAAGCAGACCGGCGACGACCCGGCCCTTCGGCGTGTCGGCGATGTCCGCCGTGTACTCCGCTGACCCGTCCGCTGCGAGGCGCATCGAGGTGAGCCTGCCGACGATGTTCTCCGTGGCATCCTCGGCCGCGTGATGCGTGAGCTGGGTGATCGGGTCGGTGTCCTGCGGGACCTTGATCGGATGCTGGTCGTCGGTGATGAACAGGCCCGATCCTTCGATGCGGTCCTGTGCCCGCGCGACCATCCGGGCGATTGCCTCGCGTGTGTACAGCCGCCTGTTCTTGCTGACGCCGGGCACGAGCGCGACGCCTGAGACGGTTGCTATGCGCCGCGCCACGGCATCCTCCTCTCGGCGAGTTCTTGCAGGTCAGGAGTAGCCGATGGTTACGGCGCCGCTGGTGATGGTCCCTGAGGCGTTGGTCATGTAGATCCCGTTCACTGCGGGCAGGTCGACGGTGATGACCGAGCCCGCGACGTTCAGGGCAGTCGTCGCGACGGGCAGCGAGTACAGCGGCGTCCCCGACCCGGCGGATGCGTTGTCCCAGAACTCCAGGACGCCGCCGGACCCGGCGAGGGCGGTGACGACCACGATCTTCAGCAGCCGCCCGGCGCTGTTCTTGATGGCGACGCCGGTCAGGCTGGACGTGATGGTCTGCGGGGACGTGAACGCGGCGCTGGCCGGGTACCCGGCGTCGTCATAGTTGGTGGTGATGCCGTTCTTAGCGATGGCGAGACCGCCTTCCTTGCGGTTCGGTGTGTTCGGAGAGCGGCCTGATGGCCGTGGCGGCGGGGTACCGTCAGCTCATGCGACGGATTCCTTACCGAAGGCTTGTTCTAGGTGCGATCGCGGTCGTAGCGGTCGCGCAGATCGGCGTCGACTGGGTGCTGACGATGAATGGGCACCACGTGCCCGCCTGGGTGGCCTACGTGGATGCCGACGTGCTGGCGATCGAGTTCTGGTTCGTCATCGAGGCGCACCTTGCGCGCCGGATGCTTCGGCGGCGCGGTTCAACGCCCGTAAACCGCGATTTCCACCCCGGTGAATGACGGCGTGGTCCCGGTCACGATCCACGAGATGCGACCCCAGGCTGGCAGGACGATCTGTGAGGTGGCGTTGTGCCGCCCGGCGGAGAACCACGCGGTTCCCCCGGCGCTCCCGAACGCGGCGGCGAGTTTGGCTACTTGCGGGTAGAGCCCCCCCAGGTCATCAAAAACATCAAGCTGGACCGACATTGCCGGGCTGCTGCCCGCCCCGGTGCCCGCGTTCACGTAGACCGTCACGTCGTCTACGAACCTGAGGTCAAGCGCGGATTCCGCGTTGGGGTTCGCCGCCGACCAGCCGCCGGAGTTCCCGCTGGCCGTCACGGTGGTGCCGATCCCGGAGGATGCCAGCGACCAGATGAGGCTTCCGTAGGAGGTGCATACCGTCATGAGCCGCCTCCTAGGAGCGCCGAGAAGAACGAGGTGGGGATGGGTCCGGTGGGTTCGAGGCTGCACCGGCAGAACGGATGGGGCACCGCCGGCACGTCGGCTGGCGCGTACGGGCTCGCATCCGCGTAGCCTTCGCACGTCACGCAGGGACCTCCGCCATCGGTCACCCAGTCCACGAGGGTCTCGTTGCCGCCGACCGTGGAACTGACCAGCGCGTACAGCTTCTTGGCCCCGGCGAGGATCGCGGAGAATGTCAGCCAGTCCGCCCACGTCTTCACGGCGCGGACATCTGTGCCCCCGGCGGTGTCCATGGACTGGCCGAGCATGTCGTCGTAGGAGCCGCCGTCTGC